ACGAATTTAAATGCATGGTTGGACCAATTTTTCAGCTGATTTCGGATCAGTTGTTTAAGTTGCCTTGGTTTATTAAGAAGATTCCAATTCAAGATAGACCTCAATACATATTGGATATGTTACACCGTGTCGGTGAAGAAGCAATGGGTACTGATTACACCTCCTACGAAGCACATTTCGAGGAGGCTGTTATGCAGGACTGCGAAATGGTCTTATATAAGTATATGACCCAGTTTCTATCGATAGGGCCGTTATTTATTGATTTGATCTCCGAAGCTTTCTTTAGGGAAGCTAATTGGATAAGATTTAAGAAATTTGTAATATCAATTTTTGGAAAGCGTATGAGTGGTGAAATGAACACCTCTTTGGGAAATGGCTTTTCAAATCTCATGTTCATGTTGTATTTATGCAAACAGAATGGAAACAAAAATGTACGTGGTGTCATAGAAGGTGATGATGGCCTATTTGTAATGAGAGGGATTCCGCCCAACGAAAAGGACTTTGCAAATTTTGGTCTCAACATCAAAATAATTCACGAGAAGGAATTAACTTATGCTTCATTTTGTGGTATGGTGTTCGATGTGCAAGATCGAACCAATGTCACAAACCCTATTGAAGAGTTAGTTTCCTTTGGTTGGACGACTAGACGCTATGCGCAATCTCGCAAGGGAATACATATGTCATTATTGAGATCTAAAGCACTCTCATTGGCGTATCAATATAGGGCATGTCCTGTCCTTTCAATATTGGCGAAGAAAATCTGTGAATTGACAGCTTCATATGATGCCGCCTCTCTTGTTAAAAAACAGTCCAATTTCTTCCAGAATTCTTATGAACTGGAGATCACAAAACAAGCGATCGAATATTTTCAGAAAAATGGATTAGATGCTGAACCCAAGCCCAATACGAGAAATCTTGTGGCTGAACTATATGGGATGAGTATTCAGGACCAAATTGCAATTGAAGATTATATCAACAAAATGACAGAATTGAAACCGATCAACTGTCCTGTTTTCGAGAAATATATTAGTCCGGATTGGAGTCATTATTATATGTATCATACGGTTAAATTATCTACCAAACTTCCTATTGACTCATTGAATCTAAACTTTCCTCAGGTAAGGCCTTTGGCCCCTGTTGAACATCTTGCTAAACGTTTAATTTAAATTGCTTGACCTATCATATGTCGTTAAACTGGGTCGTGCCAACGTTAACGGGCATGTCGCGAGACGGTAAAAAGAGTTTC